GAATTTAAGGTATAAAGCAAATCTGTTTTTACAACTGCATTAGACGTTTTTATAAAAGAAACATCTAAACTAACTGTAGAGACATTTGTCAATGTCCCCGCTACTGGATTATAATTTAATTTATTGATGTTATAATCATAAGTAGTAGAATTCATGTCATTAGTAACATAAACAACGCCACTTTTAAAATACACATAAGGACTTAAATTACTGGCTGTAGCAAATGAAGCTCCCGATATAGTTACTGCTGTAGAAGCACTTAAATCAGTCAAAGCAAATTGTCTGAAAAAATAGGTGTTTGTAGCCGCTATAAAACAAAAACAAAGCACATAACCATTTGAAATAATAATATCATTTACAATCACCGTTCCATTACTAACATCTACTCTAATGATATTCTCTAAGTAATTTACGGTAGGCACATCACTTATTAATCTTCCATCTGTTTGGTAGTACATTTTATCGCTATCATTGAATGCTAATGGAGAACCCATAACCGTACTTACTTCATCTGAAACAGAATCTAAAAAGGACAAAGAAAAGGCTCTGACGCCTGATGTGTCTAGTATTAACAAAACCTCATCCGAAGGATTAAAACCACTTGAAGTAAAATTATAAGTAGTAGCACCCGTTCCTTTAAAAGTATAAATTCCACCCGAAGCATAAGCATCAGCTGCTTTTGCAATAAAAAAATATTTATTTGGTAATAACTCAATCGCTTTTGGAATACTCCAAACCGTTCCCGTCAAGGTTAATATCTGCTCGGAATCATTTAAGGAATTAGGTAGTTTTTTTAAAGCTTCAATAATTTGGTACCCATTTGCTTCGCTATCTTCTAAACCTGTAGCCGTAATTCCAGCCAATTCTAAAAGTTTATAAAAATTAACTAATGGGTCGTTGTATATCTCTCTTACCACGGGAGTTCCTGATGCTGTATCTGTTTCGTTCAATATGGCTCCAGAAGGAAAATTTGAATTTACTTCTTTAACTATCGGTAGTTGACTAATTTTTCTCATTTTTTTTATTTTATAATTGAACTACTTCTAAATGAACTTTTAAACTTTGAGTTATAGATCCGTTTTCTCTAATACTTACTTGAAATTGTGTTGTAGATATTACTTTGAAAACAAGTTGAAAAATATCATTATCACTATCTAATGATGCAGATTCCCCTTGGATAAATGCTCTAACATAGTAATTTGTATCATCCATTGTGTTAGACATCGTACAAGTAATAAATGAATCTGGACCAGTACTTGTTAATGTTGCTGCTGTAATATCCGCACTTACTGGCAAACTTCCAGAGGCACCCACATTTAACCCCGAAAACCAACCTACATTTTTCACAGGACTTGCACCAATTCCATCCACAATAACAAAATGCTCTTTTGGATACAAACCATTACGTATTGCAGTAGCCAAATAACTCCCTGAATCAGCACCGATAACTCTTTTTATAAAAGCAGTTAAATTTTTCAAAGGAGTTGTTGCTTTTGTATCAATTATTCCTGCATCTTCTTCGGCTTGAGAGGCTTTTTTCAAATATAAAAAATCATTTACCATAGCATCTAAACTTGATGCATCGGCTAAACGAACTAATGTAACTCCACCGCTTGTTTTAATCAGCCTAACATACTCATTTGTTTTAAATGAACCTTCATTAGTCAAAGTAAAAGTAACTGCATCTGAGCCTTTAATTTGAGTTTGTGCTCCTAAATTAATTCCTGATTTACAAATAATAGATTCATTTGTAAGCATAAAAGATAATTTTATCGGAACACTCAAAACTCCTGACACATCTGTTATAGCATAAATAGAATCATTTTTGCTCGCTAATGCTTTTACCGCTTCAATAATTTGATAGCCATTTGTAACATTATCTGGCAATCCATTTGGAGCAATACCATACAATCGCATTAATTTAGAAATAGTCTGATGAATATCCCCGTTGGTTTGTTCATTTACGCCAGTACCATTTCCTGAACCATCATTATTTTTTATCCTTCCATCTGGATAATTTGTCAAATCACTATTGTCTACATTTGGATTGCCGTTTAGTGGTCTCATAATTTTTTATTTTAAATATAATTGATAAATGTAAATGCTGCTAAATGTGCGGGTTTTAATGTCAATACTAATTCCCTAAATTCTTGTTCTCTTATTGCAGGAATAACCGTTAATTCCCCTAAAACCAAACCTCCAATAAAGAACGTAGCCCAAAGATTTTCAGAACCCACAGAATAACTTTCATTTGGAGTTGATAAATTAGCTATAATCTGATATTCTGATGAGCCATATTGCATTCCTAAACCATATTGAGAATCACCCCCGTATTGAACATTATTTGCTAACATTCCTGTTATATCCCCTGGTGTTTTATAAACCCATTCGCCTCCTTCAAAAAATTTATTTTCATGTAGATAAACATCAAATCCTGCTAGTTGCAATTGTGCTTCGATATAGTCTTTATGCTGTCTAGCCAAAACATTTCTACCAAAACTCATTTTTCTAAGAATTGCTTTTTTTCGGGTTTCAATATCTAATGAACTATTGGTCACAATACCCAAACGATATTCCCATAAATTACAATCATTAATATCAAAACTTATATTATCAGGAAAACAAGAATTAATAGTTGCTTGTGAATCATCTAAAACTCTAATCATGCTTCTATTTATAGCCTGATGTAATTTATCCAAAACACCATCTTTAACCATATTAAAAGCCCGACCTGTAGGATATAATTGTAAAGCTAAATCACCCATAATAATAGGCAAACTTTGGCTTTGAGAAATTGGATACCTATGCGGAGTTTTTAATCCATGAGGTGTATTTTCCCCATGCATTGTGCTGTTATCTGTTACTTCATATCCCATTACACTACATAGGTTAAGTTTCTTAAATAAGGTATATTACCAAGGTCAAAATCATAAAAAACAACCGAATTACCATCTACTGACAAAACCAATTGATTGAAGAAATTACCATTAGACAAAGAATCTGTAACAACGGACTGCACCTTTCCTGAATATAAAATATTATTTTTATTTCTCAATAAATCAGCTCCAGAAATAAAAGGACGTACACCATAAAGCATATCAGTAATACTACTTTCAATAACGTCTTTTACCGATTGAGAACTATCGAATAATCCTGTAATTTCTACATCCACAGGAAGTAATGAAATCGGTAAAGCAAAAACATTCGCTTGAATAGGTCTACGCCCTCTTTCGTTAATCGGTTTGGTAACATCGGGGTCTTGTTCAATTACTGCAAGGACTTCATTTAAAATTGTAGATGTCGGTGTTCCTTTATCATCAGTACTATCCGCTATTGTTGCTTCTACATAAACATCTACAATACCTGCGTCTGTATCTCTAACATAAGGATATACTAATCGAACACCTTGCGCATCTGTTGACCATTGTCTATAATCTGATTTAGAACCTCCTTGTGGCTCCAACTGAATGGCTTTTAAAATTGCTTCCCGATAATTTTCGGTAGTTTCTCCTGCCGTTGGTTGGGTTACAACTGTGCTTACTGTAACCGTTTTGTCAATTCCAATTACAGGTTCCGTAATGGTTAATTTATCGGCAATTGCTAAATTATAACTTGTTCCTGCTCCCAAAGAACGAACTTCAATTATATCTGTTGTTCCAATCATAGTGTGTGCAGAATCCAATACATAAAGTTGTCCTGCATTCAAAGCATCATCATTAGATTTAAACGTCAAATCAGCTCTTAAAACTGACCCAATAACACCACTCACCGCAATATTAAAAACACCTATAGCGTCAGGAAAGGGCAACCTATTAAGATAAATCATTCCCATTCTATTTAAAGTACCTCCTTGGTCTTCGGTATTAGCAGTATCAGGAAAAATATTATTTTGAATATCGCTTAAAAACAAATAAAGTAATTTCAATTGAGCCGAAATAACCAAATTAAAAGCGTTTATTGTTTTCTTTAAATCATCATCTGACAAGTCTAATTTATTGCGAAAATCATCCTCCAAAAGTTGCTGTAATTCTACTATACTAGGTATCGGCTTCATCTAAATTATTTTTTCAATTATTAATTCATTTTTGGCATTATCATAAACTAATTGTAATACCTTATTTTGTTGATTTCCTTTCTGTGTAAAATTAACTGTTATTTTTAAACTATTCACACTCAAAACAGAAACTTCAACTGAGTAGGATAAAAGCGAAGTTAAATAACTCAAATCTGTATTAACCGCTTGTAATATTGCCAAACGCCCCGAACTATTCAAGGCGTTATTCCGTAAAGCTCGCTCCGTTTCTGAATTGAATTGCTTTGTAGTTTTTACATTCCAAATCAAACTATTGCCCCAATAGTCAAAACGCTCTTCGCTTTCAATGTATTTAGTCTTTGTATTTGCCTCCACATTACCCCCAAACAAAGCTAAATATACTTGTTGGTATAATGCCTCGGCCATAACTAAATCATTGTTTAAAATGGCTAAATCACCTCCACTTCCTGTTTCGTATAATAATAAATCTGTTGTTTGCATAGTTTTAGTTATTTCCTCGTTGCCCTTGGGTTGATCCTAAATTTACTTTTACTCCTGTTGCTTTAGAATTATCCACACTACCAACTACTCCTGGAGGTGCGTTTAGATTTAATTCTAACACACCACCTTTTTCTATTATTTTAAGCATATCTTGTAAACTAGATTCCACACTTGACATATTACTTCCTGCTAAATTAGGTGATTGATTTGTATTCCATTGTGGCATTAAACCCCCAAATGTGCTAAATTGATTTGAACCTGTAGCATTTCCTATTGATGTTTCTGATGGTACTTTATCTCTAACACTTTCTAAATCAACAGCCATTTCTTTAAATGAAGAACCAACACCTGGGATGAAAGACGTTAATCTCCCCATTATATTAAAAATACCGATTAAAGGTGATAATATTAAATCTTCAAGCATTACTCCAATAGCTTTAATTCCACTTCCCCATCCTTCAAAAGCAAATTTATTACTAATGTTATCAGAATGTTTTGATATTTTTTCTAATAATAAAACAACCCATCCTAAAGGACCTATCAAAAGCATAATAATATCATTCCAATCTTCCCAATGCTGAACCATATCTATTACTACCCAAATAAGAAGTCCTAATGCTAACATAGGCCACACAGTAGCCCAAAGACCAATAGCTGCTTCATAAGCAACAACAGTAACGCCTCTTAACCCAAAAGACATAACCATTGTAGAAAAAGTATACGCTTTAGTAGCAATATTTACAATAGCCAATGCCCTAGAATATCCTAAAAGATAAAAAGCACCTGCTTTTAAAACGACACCCATCGCAAGCAATCCTATTGTTAAATAAAAAACAGCTTTAATTAAACGTTTATTTTCTTTTGCCCATATAGTAAGGTTTTTGATAATAGGAATTAATTTAACTACCAATTTTGAGATTAAAGGCAATAAAGCTTGGCCTATTACAATGGCTAAAAATATCATCGTGTTTTTTAAATCCTTTAGTTTTTTTGAAAACGTTGCGTTATTTTTATCGGCTTTTGCTTGTGCAGTATTATTCTTTTCAATAAAACTTAAGTAATCTTCAAACATTTTAAAACTACTCAAGAATGTAGCCCCTGTTTCAAATCCTGTTTTTTTGAAAAACATTCCCATTGCCTGCTTGTTTGAAAGCAATTTTTTTACTTCTCTTAATTTATCTATAAATTTTGTAGTAGGGTTAATAATTTTATTTATATCAGCTCCAACCATTACTAATGCTTTTTGCTTATTTTTATCCATTCCTTTACCCGTATTCAAATCAACCATTAAATTTCTAAAACCTCTACCTACGCCATCTTTACCCAATGTTTTTGTCGTTGTTTGAACCAAAGCTATAGTCTCTTCTAAACTAGCTCCAGCCATTCTTGAGGAAGCTGCAAATTGTCTAACTACATCCGCAGATTCAGAGATGGTACTAGCCCCAATATCTTCCCCAGAAGACAATTTATTTATAACTCTATTCGCATCTTTATAACTTAACTTAAATTGATTTAAAATTGAAGTTAAATTATCCGTCGAATCTTCAATACTCATTTTTGAAGCATCAGCCAGTAATATTGATTGTTTGGCAATTTCTCTTAGAGCAGTTGGATTTTTTAAATATTCAGACATTTTTGATCCAATTGTTTCAAAGCCTTTGGCAATATCAATTACAGACCTACTTGTTTCTAAACCTAAACTTTCAATATCTTTATTCATTGACCCAACTGATGTTCCTGTAACAGCGGCCAAACTAGCTATTGCAGTTTCATATTTAGATGCTTGGTCAATTACTAAACCTATCCCTACCGCCATTCCTGCTCCAGCAGTAAGCATAGAAGACCCATAATCATTCATTTTTCTACTAGCACGCATAGAAGCTGCTTGTGCCGTTTCTCCAAAAGCAGAAACACTTCTTGACATCCTACTTACAACCCCACTAAACCTATCCACCGCAGTAAATATAGTTGGAACCCTCATTGTTGTAGCCATATTTTTTTTGTTTTAAGAAAAAACCTCTAGCAGTTTAAGCTACTAGAGGTTTAGTTTATTTTTTCTTCATTTCTTTGTTGATGCGTATTAATTCAGAATACCAATAAAAAAGACCTAAATAATCGTAATCATCACAATACATTTCGCTTATTACTTGTGGTGTCCAATGATGATAATCTACAAGGCTTTTAATTACATTGTCCAAACTATCTACATCATAATTACGAAAAAACTGCTGATACTGAACTTACAACATCATAATCATAACGTGATAAACTATCCAAAATCGCCACAGGTTGACCGATAATGTTTGCAACCATTCTCAATTGAAGATTCAACGGATCTTTAGCTACATCCAATCCTTTTGCTAAATTAGCCAATGTTGTAGGCTTAATTCGTGTTGCAAAAGTAATTTCTGAAATAAAAATCCCTCCATCATCATTCTTAATAGGTGATTTAAGTTTTAAAGTTGGTACTTGACCATCATCAAAAGTCAAAAATCCATCGACAATTGCATCTAAAATATCAGGATATGTATTTTCTAACATATCTTTTGAAACTGGTTTTTTAATCCAATTATTTACAAATACTTCTAAATCATTCAATGCAACTTCCTTGTTCACAATTACTGTTTTCATATTTTGGTTTTTTAGTTATTTATTATTATGAAATTTTTGCTAAAATTCCACCGCCAACAACTTTTAAAGTCATTGTACCCGCATTTGAATCTCCTTGTAAGTCTCCAACAGGCATTCCATTTCCTGTGTAAATTCCTCCTGAAAGGAAAGAAAATGTCCATGTACCTGTAATCGGACTTTCTGTAATTTGATTCAGCGTAGTCATTTGATCGTCTGAAATTTGGTCAAATGCAATAGGACCTTCTACCGACCATCTTGTGCGATTCTTTTGAATCATCAATTGACCATTAGATGTTATTTGATTTGCATCATCATTATTTCTAATACCACCTTTATCGATTGTGAAACTTTCATTAGCTTTAGGAAAGTAGCTAAAACGCCCTAATACATGCTGACAAGTAATCTCAACACAATCCCCAAAAACAAAATTTGCCATATCTTCTTATTTTAAAATTAAAATCCTGCGCTTGCAGTTGTACTTTCGATTCTTGCAATTCCGGTACGCTTGTACTTGAATGCGGTTTCAAATCGGTTTGGGTTTGAAGTTGAAATAGAAACTACCAAACTTGATTTTGAGAACTCAGGGTCGTTTATCAATGCTTTTTTAGCAGCATTATCAAACATATCAAAAAGAATAGCTTTCCATTCTCTTGGTTTAATACATCCATCCACTTCTACAACTTGATTGTCCGCAATCAATGTCTTATCCTTCAAGAAAGTAGCTTCCAAAGTTCTTAAAGAATCAGACATATTGAAGTCGATATTTAAGTTTCTTGGATAAGCATATTGTAGTGGCAATTCTCCATCAGGATGATAAGTAG